TCCTACATTATCCTTCAGGTCTTGTCAAGCTTGAAGCTTGGAACTTGTAGCTTAGAATCATTCTAAAGTGGCCAAACTCTTCACGACAGCAATTGTTAACATTGCGCCACTAATAGCTTGACCCCAGATCCCTAGACCATTAGTGAATTCGAAATTCTGCTAGCGGGCTAATAGGGATCTGAGCTCAAGTTTAAATATCAAACAAAAATAGGAATGCTAAAAACGCAATTCCTATAATTGGATAAAACCAAATACTATCCACAATCAAAACAAACCCCCTGAACCTGTCCTGACCACTCATCAGGTTTTGGGTTGCAATGACATATTAAACATTCTGTATAAATCATATCTCCTATATAATGCTTGACAAAAGATAAGTCAAGTGCTATTTTCAAATCATAACAGAAAGGACACAATGTCAAGAATAAGACTTAATCAAGAGTACAGAAACAAAATCGCAAATCGTATGCGAGTACATCTTGAACAAGAGAACACGCAAGAAAAAGAGAAATATCTTCAAGCAAGGGAAGAAATGAAACCTTTGCAAGATGAAACGTGGAAACTTGCAAAAGAAATAGTGAGCCGACACTATACACCTGAGGATATTAAAATGGCTTATCATCTACAAAACAAGTTTGAAAATGTGGACACTATTGCGAAAGATAGTTGCTTTCATTTTGGCTATATGGGTAAGGCTGAGGATAGAGATGAAAATGACAAACCAATAATAAAAGATAAATATATTGAAAGTCATTTTGATTTTAGACTTGATGGCAATATTAATGGTGAGGAAAGGTCCAAGTCGGAAGATTTTGGATACGCATATTTTCGTGATGAACTAAAAGGGCGAGAGGGTTGCAATCCTGATATTAATATTGAGATGAAAGATAAGGACAGAAATCCTCATCAAACAAAAATTCAAGATGCTAATGATAAGTATCTTGGAACTAATGGTGGTCGTGATAATCAAACCTCTTACGCAAAAGAGTGGAACTCGGATTATGTTTTAGATTTAATTGGTCGTGAATATTGTAGAGATAGATCAATTGCTTGTAAAGAAAATGAGTTTGCAATCTTGATGAGTTGGCAAAAAGCTAAAGGTCAATTAATCATGGCACACCAAAAGTGGATTGAGAGTGTTTTAAATCAAATGAAAGAAATTAAACTTGGTTTAAAAGGTTATAAATATTTAGATGAAGCACTAGAGTTATCAACTGAACTCGGATTAAATATTAATGACGCAGAAATAATTAGAACTAATTCAACTGGTCTAGTTATTTACAATCCAAAAAATCTGGCTGATAGAATAAAAGGTATGAAGAATAAAAACATATCAAGAGAGGATAAAATAGCGGCGAGATTAAAATACAATCAACAACAATCACAACAATAAACACCATTGACATATTAGGGATAATCAAGTATTATCCCTACTATGGACAAATCAATAGAAAGCAATAAAAAGTTCAAAATCAAATACACTAAAAAGAATGGCGAAGAAGTTAGACGTTTCGGCATTGTTACTGATAACTGTCGTGGATTTGGGAATAGAAATAAAGACAGTAAACCATTTTTGCATTATTGGGATTTAGATAAGCAAGGATACAGATACGCAACTAACTGGGAAATACTATGAGTGATATGAAACATAAAAGAACAAATCCTTATAGCGGTCAATCTGAATTGTTAACACTTGAAGAAGCAAAGTTATATGACAAGGTTAAACAAGATGAGATTGATGAAAACTATACGGATATGCAAAAGGGGTTGGATAAGTTTAGCAGATTAAATGCTAAGGCTTATATGACTTTGTTAGACTAATGAAATATTGCCAAGGACCATTGTGTCATACATATGAAACCAAGGACCGCTTACGCGGTCCTAAAGGTAATAAGACTTATCAAACTAGAAGAAGATCAAACTTATATTATCTTGGTGGCAATGCGTGCGATACGAGATGCCAACAAGATTGGTTTGATAAGTTCGGCGAGCGAGCGGTCAATCACTTCGGTCGTATTCATGAGCCTAAAGTAATGACGATAGATAATGCATGGGTTAAGAACACAGACTATAACACTACGACATGTGAGTTTGATATCTATTACTTTAGAAACAAAATAACTAATGAACGCAGACCATTAACAAGAGAACAATATCGAGATATGAATTTAGTTCGTCCATAACTAAAGGTCGAGGCGCTCGCGCGCCTCGGCTCTTGGTCCACCGCCCTCACGGGCGGTGGACCGCAAGAATTATAGCATTCAATAGAGGTACCAAACCCAATTCCAAATAACTTTGATCACGAAACATCGATCCCTCTTTTTTAAAAAGGGGTCCCACTACTTTAGGTTGAATTGCTTGATTTAGAGTGTCAGTCGTGATAAAAACTTTTTGGTACCATGAACTTGAATCAGGTTGATATAAGTAAATTACCTGCGGATGTCAGAAGGACTTTTAAAAGACTTCAAGTCATGCATGCAGAAAAAAAGATACAGAATCGAGCTAAAACTGACTTTTTATCTTTTGTTAAGTGTGTATGGCCTGAATTTATAGAAGGGTCCCATCACAGACACATCGCAGAAAAATTTAATAAATTAGCACGAGGGGAAATAAAACGTTTAATCGTGAATATGCCCCCTAGACACACTAAATCTGAATTTGCATCTTACCTCCTTCCGGCCTGGATGGTAGGTAGAAATTCAAAATTAAAAATAATTCAAGCAACTCACACTGGAGAATTAGCAATTCGCTTCGGTCGTAAAGCAAAAAATTTAATTGATTCAGAAGAATATGCAAAAATTTTCAAAACTAGACTTCAAGAAGACTCAAAAGCTGCCGGAAGGTGGGAAACTGCCCAAGGCGGAGAATATTTCGCAGCTGGTGTTGGAGGAGCCATCACTGGACGGGGTGCAGATTTACTAATTATTGACGATCCACACTCGGAACAAGATGCATTATCAGAAACAGCTCTTGAAAGTGCTTATGACTGGTATACATCTGGTCCAAGACAACGTCTTCAGCCTGGTGCTTCTATTGTTTTAGTAATGACGCGTTGGTCCACGAAGGATTTGACGGCTCAATTGCTTAAAGCACAAAAAGAAGTGAAAGGTGATCAATGGGAAGTGGTCGAATTTCCTGCAATCTTGGATCACGGAACAGAAGAAGAAGCCGTTTGGCCAGAATATTGGAAATTAGAAGAATTGGAGAAAGTAAAAGCAACTTTACCAGTTGCTAAATGGAATGCACAATGGATGCAACGTCCAACTTCTGAAGAAGGAGCCATTATTAAACGAGAATGGTGGAAAGTTTGGAAACATGATTGGATTCCACAGCTCCATTATGTCATTCAAAGTTATGATACTGCTTTTTTAAAAAAAGAAACAGCTGATTTTAGTGCAATTACGACTTGGGGGTTATTTTATCCGAATCAGGATTCTCCTTTGAACTTAATTTTGCTCGATGCCATTAAAGATCGATATGAATTTCCAGAACTTAGAAGAAAAGCTCTCGAACAATACAAATATTGGCAACCTGAGATGGTTATTATTGAAGCAAAGGCCTCAGGTCTACCTCTTACGTACGAGCTTAGGCAAATGGACATTCCAGTCGTAAATTTTACCCCTAGTAAAGGAAACGATAAGCATGTAAGAGTTAATAGTTGCGCTCCGGTCTTCGAAAGTGGTATGGTGTGGGCACCTGAGACAAAATTCGCTGAGGAAGTAGTGGAAGAATGCGCTGCGTTCCCTCATGGCGATAATGACGACTTAGTTGACTCAATGACTCAAGCGGTAATGCGTTTTAGACAGGGCGGTCTGATTCAGCACCCGGAAGATTACAAAGATGAGAAACAAGAGCCCAGAAAAATGGTTTATTATTAATGGCAGTATCTTTATTTCAGAAAATTTTGAACAAAATGTTCCAACAGTTTGTTCATCGTACAGGGCGTGAACCCATGACGCCTTCAGAATGGATGAGTATTCAAAATTCAGCAGTTAATTATCTTAATAAAACTAAAGGTGTTCCACCAGGACCTAAAAAATCACCTTTTCAAGGTTTTACTCCAAAAGTAATTCCAGGAGGTAAAGGAATTGAAGATTTACTTAAAACAGGAGACGTCCAAAAAGGCGTAGCTCCTAAAACAAAACCTAGACCAGAAGGTTTAGATGTTAAAACTCAACAAGATGTTATTAAAGAAAATTGGGCTGCTAAACAAAAACAGAAAAACAAAGAAGCTATTGAACGATTTAAACAAAAAACTAAAAAGAAAACTGTAGAAGATTTTAGAGATGAAGGCGACTTTGATCCAGGTGGATTTGCTGGAGGAGGGATTATAAAAGCATTAAAGAACCTTTTAAAAAAGAAAAAATCAGAACCTAAAGACTTCATTTGGGGAGTGGGTGGTAAAAAAATTGACTTGGCTCCTTTAAGGAAAAAACATGGGTTAGATAAAGAAGCATTAAAAAAAGCTGAGGAGGCGCATAAACTCAGATTACAAGAAATTTTAGCTAAGCATTCAACGAAACACGCTGATGGTGGAAGAATTGATTATGCTACTGGCGGCCTAGCTTATATGTTAGGTGAACCGAACACGCGAACGGAGGCGCTTCAAGAATTTGGAGTGGTCACTGATCCGTGGGGCATGTACACTGATCCATCCCTCTATGCCAAAGGTGAAAGAGGTAGCGGCGTTCCCGGTCGAGCGGCGTATAAAGAAGGCGGCGTTGGCCAAGGTCCATGGACCATGGGTCAGGGAGCACCGACCCCGGACCAAGAGCAAAATTTAGACACGCCCCAACCCCAAGTCATGGGCACACCTAATCCGTTACAAATGCCACCAGGAATTCCAAGTGCCGCACCGCAAACCATGCAGCCTCAATATATGAGGCAACAGATGCAACATGCGATGATGCAACAACAGATGATGGGTCAACAACCGAGAATGGGTTATGCTGGTGGAGGTATGGGCAGACGGGCTTTTATGAAATTGATGGCGGGTCTAACCGCTCTTCCGTTTATCGGAAAAGGATTAACTAAAAAAGCCGCAGCTCCAGCGGTTAAAGAAGTGACAGAAACTGTCATTGAAAAAGGAGCTGATGGCATTCCTAAATACGCTTTCGATTTAATCGAAGTCGTAAAAGCTAAAGGTACTAAAGAGATTATGGAAGGCCTAGCCAAAAGAAATCCTCCAGCAACTAAGTATAACTACAAAGGGGTAGAAGTTGTGGAAGATGGCTTAGGTAATACTAGCGTTAGAAAAGAACAAACGAAAACAGGCTCATGGACCGATCAAGCAACGGACGATACGATCGTGGATGATTATGTGGACAGAGAAATAGGATTTGAGATTAAACAAGGAGAGATTGTTAAAGGTAAAGATGGTAAGCCAATTAAAGCTGGAGATGAATACAACGAATCCACAGCCTATATGCAGGGAGATCCTGAAGGCGGTATGGATGTCTCCGAAGTTCTAGAAGTTATCGATGACGCCGATCACTTAGAACTTAAAAAAATTGCTGATGAAATTAAAGATATCCGTCCAAAAAAAGCTTCAGGCG